AAAGATTTTTATGGCCTTAACGAAGATTTAAATGTGTTGACTGGCAAAGAAATGTCAGACGCAACACAAAATCCTGATAATAATAGTTTCTCATTAGGCAAGGCTGGAGATTTGGCAACCAATGTCGGTGACTTTGCAAGAAATGCAATAAAAGGTGGGCCACTAGGTACAGCGTACACTATGGCAAAGAATGACGCTTTTCCGAGGGAAGCATTGCCAGCGGCGGCGGCTTTGGCAATGGCTCCGATGGTTATTCCAGGCGCGGGTATTTTAGGTACAATTGGCGGTGCTTTGAACAATCTAGGAGCCTACCATGATTTCGGCAATGATCCTAATATTAATAGTGCTGGTGGACAAATTAGTTATCAAAATGGCTTACTTTCTGCCCCAACAAACGCACCAGGAGCATACGTTTATCAAGATGGCGAGAAAAGTAATATAAATAGTCTAGGCGCAATGAATCCAAATACCCAAATAGATGTCGGTGATGGTCATTATGCTAACGCTGGTGATTTGTTTCAAGGTCTTTCGCAGACTGGTGCAGGAGTTGAAGGCGAAGATTGGGGACAATCAGAATCTTTCGGATACAACGATAACGATTTTGACTTTTAACAAAATTGAAAAGGTTACCCCAAATGACACTAGAACAAGATCGGCATAAAGGAAGTTTAGCACGTCAAATTATTGATAATCAGGTTTTCCAAGACGCATTTAAAACAATGGAAAATAATCTATTTGATGAGTGGAAAGTTTGCCAAGACCAAACTCAAAGAGAGGCAGTCTGGATTATGTTTCAGATGATGCCAAAGTTTCAATCGATATTAGAAGCGACGATTGGAAACGGCGCAGTTGCGTCAAAACAATTAAATGATCTTAACCCCAAGCGAAAAAGGAAATAGAATTATGGCCGAAGAGACAGTCACACCGGAAGCACCGGAAACTGTACAGGTAGCGGATGTCGCATCGGCATCCGACGCATTAGAAGGACTTCTAGATTTTGGTGACGAGCCAGAACAACCTAGATCAGATAGTGCGGATGATCAGCTGAACGAAGCTGTTACCCCAGAAATGGAAACAGAAGAAATTGCGGTTGAAGTTGCCAATGACGACGATGGTGACGAATTACAATCAGAAGAAGTGGCAGTAGCTCAAGACGACGAAGTTGAGACGCCTGACGCCGATGATCTCTACGAGGTAACTTTACCTGGTGGAGTTAAAGCACAGGTTACACTCAACGAATTGTCCAGAGGTTATTCTCGCGAAGCTGATTACACGCGCAAAACGGAAAGTCTAGCGCAACAACGTCGGGAGTTGGCGGCTGAACGCGAAAGTGTTCAACAAGCCGTCGAAAATGAACGGGCGCAGTATGCTCAAAGTCTCAATCAAATGAGTGAGGCACTCGGCGCACAACTTTCACAAAATCAAAATATCGATTGGGATACTTTAAAAGAAGAAGACCCAATTGAGTTTGCAACGCAATGGGCAGACCACCAAAGAAAAAGTGAGCAATTGCGAAACTCTCAGGCGCAGTTACAGCAAATGAGATATGAGCAGGAGCAACAAGCTAAAAATCAACACGCCGTTCTTTTACAAGAACAAGCGCAAGTTTTATCTGAAGCTATTCCTGAGTTTCGAGATGAAACAACGGCTGAAAAAATGCGTAACGATATGCGTACTTTTTTAAAGTCAAACTATGGTGGTTTTAACGATACAGAAATTAGCTCGGTAGCAGATGCGCGTCATGTGCAACTCATTGCTGATGCTATGAAGTGGAGAGGTCTTCAGTCATCTAAAGTAAAAGTTGAAAAGAAGGTTACGTCACTTCCAAAGGTTGTTAGAGGTTCAGCGCAAAAAACGAAAGTTGATGTCGATCAAGAGCAAGCTATGTCCAAAATGAAACGGGCGAAAGCAAGTGGTCACGTAAATGACGCGGCTATTGCAATTGCTGATTTAATCTAGGAGATGCCAAATGGCACAACCAACTAATACTTTTGATACTTACGATTCAAAAGGAAACAGAGAGGCACTGTCAGATATAATCTACTCGATCTCTCCAACTGAAACACCATTTATGAATATGGCCGCTCGTGGCAAAGCTACGGCGACGTATGAAGAATGGCAAACTGATGCGCTTGCAAGTGCATCGGCATCCAACGCCGTAATTGAGGGTGACGAAGCCACTCTAGATGCCAGCGTTGCAACTGTACGAGTTGGAAATTATACACAAATTTCCGATAAGACTGCCGTTATTACTGGAACTCAAGAATCCATCAATAAGGCTGGTCGTAAATCTGAAGTTGCTTACCAAGTAGCGAAAAAGGGTAAAGAGCTAAAACGTGATATGGAAGCGGCTCTTACCAGCAATACGGCACAGGTTGCGGGTAACGCGACGACTGCTCGTAAAGCTGGGTCGTTAGGTTCATGGATTGCGACAAATGATGTTCTCGGAACTGGGTCAGCCGCCTCACCGACGGGTGATGGCACAGACGCTCGAACCGATGGGACTCAACGTGCGTTGACTGAGAGCCTTCTTAAGACAGCAATTCAATCTTGCTGGACTGAAGGTGGCAATCCATCATGCGTGATGGTTGGGCCACACAATAAAACTGTTATTTCTGGTTTTACCGGAAATTCTACACGGTTTGATAAAGGCGAAGACAAAAAACTTGTTGCCTCTATTGACGTGTATGAATCAGATTTTGGAGCTATGGAAATAATTCCAAATAGGTTCTCACGAGAGAGAGACGCCTGGGTTCTCGACAAGGAAATGTGGCAAGTAGCATATTTGCGTCCCTTTTCTCAGTTCGAGTTAAGCAAGACAGGTGACAGTGAAAAGCGTCAAATGCTAGTGGAGTATACTCTTATCTCACGACAAGAGAAGGCTTCCGGCATGGTAGCTGATTGTACTACTTCTTAATATTAAGCGGGGGGTCTTTTGGCCCCCCATTTTTTAAGCACTCAGAACGCCCTCTAGTGGGGGTGAAGGGAAATTATTATGCGTACACTAAATGATTATTTTATTCCATTTCAAATCAACGATGTTTCAACGGCGGGTCAGGTCTATATTCCTGTTCCTGATGGTGGCAAAATTATAAAAATCGCTACGATTTTAAATGGAGCTATTGGCACTGCGAATGCTGTTTTGACCGCTAAAATTAATGGCACTGCTGTGACTGGCGGCGTCGTAACAATCGCTACTGCATCAAGTGCGGCAGGTGATCTTGATAGTGCGGTTCCAACTGCGGCAAATGAAGTTCTTGAAGATGACAAGCTGGAAATTGAGACTAACGGCGCGTCGTCGAATGCTATTGTTGTAAATGGCATGATTACAATTCGTCGATAGGAGTTTTGCAAATGCATCCATACCCAATTATTACCGTTGGAGCGGTTGCGAAAACGGTCACGTCTGGCGGAAGTTCCGCCGAGACAACTATTCCAAACGACGCTTCCGGCGCAACTGCAAAAGTTGTACGGATTACAAGTAACGGAACGGCTCACGTCAAAGCTGTTCTCACCGGAACTGCGGCAACGGCTAATGATATAATGGTTGGCCCTGGAGACGGTATTTTTCTCCACGTTCAAGGATTTACGCACATTGCATATATTCAACAAGCGTCGGGAAGTAAAATTAATATTGTACCAATCGAGGCATAATATGAGCGAAGATTTTGTAAAGACAGAGTTCTTTCACGATGAATCTGATGACAAGTATATCATAAAACGAGAGCAAGACATTGAGCCTATTTTGAATGCAAATAAAATAGCTCAAAACGATGGCTCAAATGGATATTCTAAAAGTCGGGATTTGAGGCGCGTTGCCTCAATCCCACTTGTCGTTATTGAGCAGTGGATGAAAGAAGATGGCGTTAACATACTTGCGTTGACGGGAGACGAAAAACAAAAATATTTTCGTAGAAAATTAAACGACCCTGACAACAAATTCTTACGCACTGACGCTGGTGGACTTGTTTTATAAGGACAATATAAATGGCACTTACGAACTTTACGACAATAAAAGCGGTCATTGCTGATTATCTCGATCGTTCTGATTTAGCTGATCAAATAACTGACTTTATGTCTTTAGCAGAAAATCAAATTTATAGAGATTTGCGTGTAAGTGCGATGGAGACAAGTTTGTCTGCAACTATTTCATCGGGAACAATTGCGGTTCCCAGTGGTTATATCGAAATGAAGAATTTATTTCTCAATACGTCACCAGTAACGCCTTTAGTCAGAAAAGATTTGAACTTTATTTACACTAATCACCCAACCCGATCCGCTGATGCACGACCATCATTTTTTGCAAGAGAAGGCACTAATTTTATATTCGGCCCTTTTCCAGACAGCAATTATGCGGTTCTAGGTTTATTTTATAAAAGGCTCGATGCACTTACTGGGACGAATACAAACTTTATTACGACAGATATTCCAGAGGCATTGATATTTGGTGCTTGTTTAGAGGCAGAGCCATTTTTACAAAACGACGAGCGTATTGCAGTTTGGAAAACTAAGTACGACGAAGTTATTAAAGACTATCAGGCGAAGGATACGGCTGAAGCATTGTCAGGCTCACCACTAACTGTAACGGCGGGTTAACATGATACCACTAGGGGAATACCTACCCGACTTGCCATCTTTCAATAATCCAGGGGCAACAGTTGCTAATAATGTAATTCCTACAGTAATGGGTTACCGTCAATTAGGAAGTATATCTCCTTATTCGACAACTGCATTAACAGCGAGGGCGCAAGGTCTGGGTTCCGCACAAGGTGGCGATGGCGTAGTTGAAATGTTTGCGGGGGATGCAACTAAATTATATCGTTTAGTTGATACGGCGTGGACATCTACAAACACTGGTTACACGACGGCAGAAGATTCTGCATGGCGATTTGCTCAATTTGGCAACACGATGATCGCAACGAATTATGCAGACGAAGTTCAAAAGTGGACACTTGGCACGTCGTCTACATGGTCTAATTTAGCTGGATCACCTCCGAAGGCGCGGCATATAGCTGTAGTTCGTGGTTTTGTAATGCTTGGTGATTGTGTGGAAAGTGGAACACCGTACACAAACCGAGTGCGCTGGTCTGGATTAGAAAATCCAGAAACTTGGACAGCTAGTCAAACGACACAATCTGACTTTCAAGATTTTGTTGGCGAAGGCGGTGCAATAACTGGAATTGTTGGCGGTGAATTTGGAATAGTTTTATTAGAGCGGTCTATTTTCCGATTAGATTTTCAAGGAACACCATTAATTTTTTCCGCAAATGAAATAAGTCAAACAATCGGCACACAAGTTTCGGGATCAATAGCGGCATTAGGTCGGAGAATATTTTTCTATTCTGATGACGGTTTTTATATGTTGGAAGATGGATCAAAATTAACCGCGATAGGCGCAAACAAAGTTGATTCAACTTTTGAGGTTGATTTTGATTCAGCATTTGCCTCTAGGGTGACTGCGACAATTGATCCTGTGAATCACTTGTATATTCTTTCTTACCCAGGTTCCGGTCATACGGCTGGGACACCAAACAAATTAATAATATTTGATTGGGTCAATAACAAATGGTCTACAGCAAATTTTGATCACGAATTAGTGGCGCGTAGTTTGTCGACGGGTTTTACAATTGACACGCTTGACGACATATCAACAAATATTGACACCCTTGCGTTCTCACTGGACTCACGAGCTTGGGTCGGTGGTTCTGTAAATTTAGCGGCGATGGATACTAATCATAAATTAGCATATTTCACTGGTACAGGGCTGACGGCGACGTTGGAAACATCAGAGTTTCAACCTATGGCTGGACGTCGGAGTTTTGTTAATTTAGTTAGGCCAATTTTTGAAGGGTCTGGCAGTACAGTAACCGTTCAATTGACAGGCCGTAATGTTGGTACGGGGTCTATTAGTTTTAGCTCGGCAGTGTCTATAAATGCGAGTGGCAATGCACCCGTTCGACAAGATGCTCGGTATCACAGAGCAAGAATAAATATAAGTGGCGGGTTTGATCACGCGCAAGGGATTGACGTGACATGGAAGGCTAGAGGCAAAAGATAATGTCTCAAGGTTTTCTCCCCGTACCTGTGACCTGGGCAGACGACGAAGAACATCGTCGATTAATTGCAAATGCTGTTAACTCGTTGAGAGACGGTAAAATTAATGCAACTGGCACGGTAACACTTGCGACGTCGGCAACTTCGACAGTTGTAACTGAAACCCGATGCGGCGGCGATAGTATTATTTTACTTATGCCAACAACCTTAAACGCGGCAGGGGCATTATCAACGACTTTTGTGAGTACGGTCGGCAAGCAAACTTTCACAATAACCCATGTGAGTAATAGCCAAAATGACAGAATATTTAGGTACACAATTTTCGGATAATGACGAAGTAGAGCAACTTCATAAATGGTGTAAAAACGATAGTAACGCAGTTGTGTTTTTAAGAGTGATTGCAGAAATTTCTCAAATAGCTGACGATTATGCAGACGGTGACGAATTTGGTTCTGAGGCAATGACACGTCTTTTACATTTATGCTTAGTCGCTATTCCGTCTAACCCATTTTATATAAAAAATCAGCCCTGGCTGATGCCTGTCATGTCGGCAAGTATGATTATGTGGAATGCATCCAACGATTGGAAAAATGAGTTTGGCTTTGTTTATCGAGAATCTTTAGAGCAAATAATACACGTCGTTGCATTAATTATCGGCGGTCAAAAACACGCCAACAAAGTCGCAAAAGAAGTAAACAAATTCTATCACCAAGATCACGGTGAAAATTATAAAAATTGGTTAAAGGAGCAAAACTAATGGCTAGTTTAGGTGGAGGTTCACAAAGACCTGCGGGTACTGTAACTCAAACAACGTCGAAAGAGCCCTGGGAAGATCAGCAACCACATTTAAGGAATGTTTTTTCTGAAGCTGAAAATTTATATAATTCCAGTACACCAGAATATTTTTCTGGCAATACTGTAGCCCCGTTATCTGATCCGACAATGACGGCTTTAAATTTACAAGAAGGACGTGCGTTAGCTGGAAGCCCATTATTAAATCAGGCTCAAGATGAGTTAAGTTCGACGTTGGGGGGAAGTTATCTTAACAATAACCCAAACCTTCAAAATATGATCGATGCGTCGTCCGCTGGAATTGTTAGGAATTATCAAAACGCAATTGCCCCAGGCATTGATTCCGCATTTACAAAAGCCAACCGCTACGGCTCAAATGCATTTAAAACAAATGTCGATGATGCACAAATTAATTTAGCTGACTCGCTCGGTCGAGTTGCTAGTAATATTGCTTATTCTGATTATGGCAGAGAGCGAGGTCTGCAAAATCAAGCTATTGGGATGGCAGATAATTTAAGTCAGGCTGACTACAACGACATTGCTCAACTTGGTCGGGTAGGTCAGGTTTTTGACTCTCAAGGACAAGCAGAATTATCGGCAGACATTGACCGATTTAATTTTGAACAAAATAAGCCAGCTAACAAACTTGCACAATACAGTGGATTAGTTTCTGGTGGTTATGGATCAACTGGGACACAAACAACACCATTTTTTAATAATACAGGTGCATCGGTTCTAGGGGGTGCGCTTGGGGGTCTCGGTGCCGCATCCAAACTTGGGGGGGGTATGGGTGATTTTGGTACTTGGGCAATGGGTGGTCTCGGTGCTTTAGGAGGGTTATTATAATGGCCTCATACCCACGAGCTAATCCTTACCACGCGTATCCTGTCGATGCTGACAGAAATTTAGTTGGGACATACGACCGCAACGAAGCGTTAAGAGAGTTAAAAAATCGCTCTGCGTCACCATACGCATCTAGTTCTTTTAGGCCACCGATGAATCGAGAGACACCTGTTTCCAATGTTGCGCCAGTTGCAAATCAACAACAAACTGCGCCTATGGCAATGCCTCAATCTGGCTTGCTTGGTGGGTCGCCAATCGGTGGTGGTTTATTAGCGGCGTCAAATGTATTAAGTCAAGCTGGCATGAACTCACCAATGCCTCAGTCACTTGGTAGCGCAATCGGGCCAGCTTTAAATGCATTTTCTCAAGGGTATGCCCAAGATCAGCAAACAGCAATAAAGAGGGCGAGAGAGCAAGCTCTTATTAACAAGTATGGGCCAGAGGCATTAGTCAGTGGTGCAATTCCTGCGCTTATAGCCGCAAATGCTGAAAAGAAAGCATCGGAAGCAAAAACAAAGCAGTTAAACAATTTACTTGGTATTGGCACAACTCAAGGAGAGCAAGAACAACCTAACGATATTGAAGTTCCAAAAAATTTGAATGCGCCAGCATCTGTCCCAAAATTTAATGAAGAAGAAAAAGAAATCATAGCATTTGCTAAAAACCCTGGTGATGGCGTCAAAACAGTATACGCCAACAGGCAAGAAAAATACAAACTTGCAGTTACTAGAGTTGCTCCAGCAAGAAAAAATATCTTAGTTGCTCAAACCGGAATAGCAAAAGTAAAATATGCGGTTAAGCAAAAAGATGGAACGGCAGATATTGCGGCTGTTAATGCCTATCAAAGATTAATTGATCCAGGCGTTGTCAAAGGTGAAGATATAACACTTCAAAAGGAGGCTACGTCTTTGGGACTTGCTTTAAGGCGATGGGCAAACCAGGCCAAAACAGGCGAAATTTTGCCGGAAAAAGTTAGAAACAGAATGCTCAATATGGCTAATCTTTTAGGTAAAGCCGTTATCGAAGTTAATAGAGAAGAAATTCTGGGGCAAAAAGATCGTTTTGAAATGAATGAGCAACTAGACTGGCGTCGCGTTTGGCCGAAGCGTTGGGACGCCTTAATTTCTACGAGAGAATTAGATTCCGGGTCAACTAATAGCATAAAAAAAGGTACTTTTAAATGAGAAATATTAGTGCTGATAAAATGGCAAAATGGGCAAAATCGGTAACCGATTTAAGAAAATCTGGTACCACAGATAAAGAAATACAAATTGCTTTGAGAAGGGACGGGAATCCACTTTCGCTTGCTGAAATCGACGACCATATTTCTTCTTGGGCAAATGTCTTTAGAACGGCAGGTCAAGGTTTATCATTTGGTTTTGGAGATGAAATAACTGCGGGTGTAAAATCTGCGTTTACAGATCAGACATACGATGACGCGGTTGCAGAAGAACGACAAAAAATTAAAAATTATGCAAGTGCAAATCCGGCTAAAGCACTCGGTCTTGAGGTAGCTGGCGCACTGCCAACGATGTTCGTCCCAGGTCTAGGACAGGCAAGAGCGGCCTCAATGGGCGGCAGAATTGGTAAGGCGGCATTACAAGGCGGCGGTGAAGGTGCATTGTATGGGTTTGGAACGGGCGAAGGTGATATATCAAATCGAGCTAAAAATGCAGGACAAGGAGCAATTTTTGGTGCGGGTGGCGGGACGATTATGCGGGGTGGTATTGAGGCTCTTGCACCAAGTATAAAAAAAGGTTTTGCAAGAATGGTCGGCACAAGTGCAGACGAACAAAGAGCAAAAAATATATTGCGAGATACGACACGTTATGACGGTGGGCCACAAGCAATAACACAAAGAGCCGAGGCAGTTGCCCCTACACTTAGAAATGATGCTGTGCTTGGTGACTTAGGTGAAAATTTACAAACGACAACGTCGGCAGTATCTAATATTGCGGGTGATGCAAGATCACAAATCCAACCTTTAATGAGGGGCAGAGAAGATCGTGCAGGAAGCCGAATTGTTAAAAGCGTACAAAAGGGATTAGCAACCAAAAAACCTTTTTCAATGTTTATGGCGGATGAGATTTCTGAGATTACAAAAGCTCAAAGAAAAGCATCCGGCCCTGTGTATCGAGAAGCGTTTGAAGAAATGGATTTAACGAGCCAAATGGGTTCACTTTCACAACTCGCTAAACACCCACTTATAATAAAAGCATCTAAAGGTGCAAAAGATTTTGTTGAAGTCGGTGAAAAATTCGATCTCAAAAATACCTCAAATCCAAGAACCTGGGATTTAATAAAACATGGTTTGGATAAGATGTATGAGAAAAATACAATTCCCTTAAAGGGGCCAAATAAAACAGCGGGTAAAATACAAAATATAAAGACGCAATTATTGGAAATTCTAGACAGCGAAATGGTTGACCCATCTGGTGCATATAAAATAGCTCGTCAAACCTTTGCTGAACCAGCGCAATTAAAAAAGGCGATGGAAATGGGATACAGTCTGTTTCGCGTAAAAAATACTGACAAGATTGGCTATGGCTTACAAGATGTAGCGCGAATGTCGGCTCCAGAATTAGACGGGTTTATTCGCGGCGTTGGGTTTTCAGTCCGCGATGTATTGCAAGAGGGGCCGGAGAGTGCGTCAGCAATACGACGATTGGTAAAAGGGCCAAAAAGAGAAATATTGAGGCGCGCAATAAATGATGACTCACGGTTTGATATGTTTATTAAAGAATTAGATGACGAGCTAATGATGTTTGAAACATCGTCACAATTACTTGGCCGTGGACAATCACGCACTGAACCATTGAAGCGCGAAATTGATAACTTAGTGTCAAGAGCGGGCGGCAATAACAGAATGTCGGCTGAAGGTTTTCTCTCTACTATTGCAAGTAAAATTATAGGTGAGGGGGCTGAAATTTCAAAAGATAAAACCATGAGGATTTTATCAGATATGCTAATGACCCCAGCTTCTGACGTAAAGAAAATTTCTAAATTACTAACCGGAGATGTAACTGACCAAATCTATAACGCGGTAAATGCTATAGTTTCTTCATCATTAGAAAAAACAGGCCGCCGGACTGGAGCAATTGCATCTGACAGAATGGGAGTGCAATTCTAATGGCATCGATTTACGATTGGTCAACAACTGCAAATAGCAACGCGTCAATTTCTGGCAGTTCAATTAACTGGGCAGAGAACCAGGCACCGTCGACAATTAATAACAGCGCACGAGCAGAGATGGCTGACGTCGCAGGGTGGCGTAATTTACTTGGTGCTACAAAAATTACATCTGGCACAAATACTATGACGTTAACTTCGGGTTTATCGCTTACAGCTTACTCGCAAGGTCTTTTGTTTGCTTTTGAAAATGGTGCCACAAACACGGGAGCCTGTACTATTAACATTGATAGTATTGGAGCAAAAGACATTAAGAAATATCATAATGTCGCGTTAGCATCAGGCGATTTAGTTGCTGGCGGTTTATACATAATCGGTTACGAAGCAACTGCCGGTAATTTTCAATTATTAAGTCCAGTAGCAACTGGGTCTAGCGCGCCATCAACAATAACGATTGCAGATGAAAGCACAGATACGACTTGCTTTCCTTTATTCACAACTGCGGCAACGGGTGACCTCGCTCCTAAAACAGGCACTAACATTACGTTTAATAGTAACACTGGCGAGTTAGCGGCAACCAAGATGACACCAACGTCACTTGGAGCCACGACACTATCTGGAGCAATTACAGGTGCAGATCAAATTGTATCAGCAATTAACCTTAAAGATTACGGGGAGGTAACAAATGCTATTGGAGCTACAGGAGGCGGTACGCAAGATATTAACCTTACTCTTGGTAATAGCGTTACTGCTACCGTGGATACTTCTGCTAATACCTTTACTTTTAGTAACCCTACTGCCTCTGACGAGCTATGTGGTTTTACCCTCGAACTCACCAACGGTGGATCGCAAACGGTAAACTGGCCCGGTACAGTTGATTGGGCTGGAGGGTCTGCCCCTACGCTAACGACTAGCGGAGTTGATTACTTAGTGTTCTGGACTGTCAATGGTGGGTCTAGGTGGTACGGAGCTTTAGTTGGATTGGCTTTCGCTTAATGACAAATTTTAGAAATGCAATGATGGCGGCGGCATACACCGCTAGTGCATCTGGTGTAACAATCGAAAAATCTGCTTTGTTTAATAGTGCTAACTCTGAAGACCTATCACGTTCTGGGATGAGTGGCACTGCGACAACTTGGACTGCAAGTTTTTGGGTATACAGAGGAGACAATGGTCAACGTGGTTCTGCAACTGCAAAAATGATGTTTACAACAGCGAGTGATGCCGGATTAAGTTTTGGTAATAATTCAACAGCAGACGTCTTAGCATGGTATTCAGGTAGTTATACAGCAACCACTGCTGTTTTTCGTGATATTGGTTGGTATCATATGGTTGTGAAAAATGTAGCTGGTACAGGCACAGTGTATGTGAACGGTGTCGAAATGCTGTCTAGTCTTACTGTTCCAACCGCAGATGCAACAATGGCAATCGGAAGTTATAATAATTCTTCATCTTATTTCGATGGATATATTTCACAATTTGCTTTCGTTGACGGGACGGCAAAAAACCCTTCGGACTTTGCGGATGCTTCAACTGATGGAAATTATTGGACACCAAAAAGTGACGCTGATGTAAAAGCTATTGTTAATGCTGGCGGTAGCAATTCGTTTTTACTGGATAATTCGTCTAATGCTGAGACAGATTCTAGTTCGAAAAGTAACTCGTTCCAGAATAATAATACTGTTACAACGAGTACGCATACCCCAAGTAATTTAAATGCATTGTGGAATCCTTTAAGCACCGTAGGATTAACAACAAGATTCCCACAACTTTCTGCTGGAAATACAACGGCTGGTTTTTCTGGCTCAACATCTGCAAGAGCTATGCTAACTTTTCCTGTTTTTTATAACACTCATTTAGAATTTACTGTTACTCAAGGCAGTGGAGGAAGTACAGATTATCCATACTTGCAAGTTTTTCCTTATTCTACAGATGATTACAATGGAGATATTTTAGTAAGTCAGCCAGCGGCTGGTGGGTCTGGTGGAACAGGGTTAGCAAGTGGGGCATCTATACCAAATTGGACAACTGGAGATCGTGTGACCTTAGAAATTGATACGACAAATGGACGTATCTATGTGTTTATTGATGGGTCTGCTGTAAATTCTGCTAATCCGAGTGCTGGCTCTGGTTTTACTTTTGACTTTACAATGCCAGCATCAGGTCAATTAGCTATCGTTTGGATAAGTCAAACATCTGCTGGAAAAACTGTCGTGGTTTCAAATCCTGCCGAATTTACAGATAGTGTATCAACAGGGTATAAAGGATTAACTAGCACTGAAATAGCAAAATCTGTGACGTTACC